GCCCAATGTGTCAGGCAGTTATACAACGCCCATTTGTTATGACCGAGACCCATCTTCTCACGATCCCAACCTGAGATAAGATTCTCAAGTTGCTTCTCGTTTGTCTTGGTTACTTGCTGCTGCTTGGTTACTACCTTGCATATGGTTGACCGAAAGAACTGCTCGACTTGATCGTTGTTTAATTTTGTCTGCATCCATGATTGCCACTGCTTGCTGCGCCCCATGAAATGTTCCGCACCACCTATGATCTTGGCAGCGCTCCCGTCTACGTTAACGGACGCTGTGTGCTTGAAGCGTGACTTCGCAATAGCATCTGCTGTTGTGCATCCATTCAAGCACCACAACCTGAGCCCATTGGCTTGCTGAGAAAAGGACCATGATCCGTCATAGCTATTGAAGAAGCTGACACGGAACTGAACGTAGTCACCTACTGCTGGCTGTTGTACCAGATCAGGAAAGATAATCTCACCTCTTAGCTTACGACCATCTTCGATTACATCTACGTTGACCTCATAGTCACTGGTCAGATTACTTGCTTTAACTCCGTCAAGGATTGAGTTGACCACATCATCGTGCGGTATCATTCGATAACGTGACCCATGCAAGCCGAGCGTCTTGCCCGTGTCTGTGCGCACGATGCACTTATGATCTGGGATAAGCTCACCGTCTTGAGTAAAGACTGGCTGCTCCTCTACTGGAAAGTCGTGACTGTTGGATTGAAAGTCTAGCATAGCGCGATCTCCCTTGCGTCTATTGTATTTTTGTAAATGAAGTTGAGTGCTGTTCGGTCGTTGCCAAACAGTTTGATGTTTACCACGTTGCCATTACCATCAATGAACTTGATTTCTTTGACGGCAAAACTATTATGTATTGTTTCTGTAACTGTAACGTTTGTTACTCGATGTGCGCATAGTTCCATTATGTTCTCCTCAGAAGTTTATTTAAAGTTTATACTATAGTATATGGTCGGACACTTTCTGCAACATTTGGAATGAATTCATTCATAGGTTTGGTTAGCCCAGCGCAACGAAACCTATTACAGAAATTACCAGAACCGCGAGGTAAATGATAAAGATTAGCTTGTCTTCATTGTCGCCCATTGTTTTGTCTCCTGTTGATATGGTTAAGAGGAGCCGAAGCTCCCCTTGGTTGGTGACTTATGCCACCATGTTTCTGAGCTTGCTGAAGTTAGCAGGTTTCGCAGTCTTGTTAGGTGCAGGGCGTTTGTTAGGTGTCCAGACCTCACCACCTGTCAGTGCGGCGAAGACTTCACAGTCTGCATCGTGACGAGTTTGAAGCTCTTCTAGCTCGGGTAGAAGTGTATTGATCCAGCGTTCTGTCCGCTCCATAGCGTAGGTGTTCTTTTCATCTACAGCGATGTCGTACTCTGCAAGTGAATCAGCAATCTGTTTCTTTTTGAAGCTAAGACTGTTGTTCGATGTGTAGCAAGCATCGCGTCCTAAGCCGATGAGGAATTTATCGTTGATGATTGGACCGTCAGCTGATGGCTTATCTGTAGTATGATAGTTGATAACTTCTAGTTTAAGTTGAGCTAATTTAGATACCTTAGTCATTTCTAGTTCTCCTGTTAGTCAAGAGGCCAACCCTCTTGATGCAGACCCAGAGACATGCCCACAAATCCCAGCTTGCTGGGGCTTGACGTTCGCAACTGCTTTCCTCACCAGACACAGGCTGGACTAAGCACAGAGCAGCCACACACACATAGCTAACAGCTACAAATGGAAAGTAGTTGCGAATGTTTTGTGGAGCTTGTCACGCAGGGCAAGGCAAGAGGTTGGGTGAATTGACAAGGAGAACGACGCAATGCCTAGCTAAATTAGCGATACTTACACTCGATGTGGGTTATAGTATGTTTAGCATGTCAATAGCTTTTAGAGGTAGTATGATACCTAAATGAGATAGTTACGCTACGTCACATATTGACATAGCTCAACGAAATATTGTTGTGTGGGGGGAGAGAGGGAGAGGGGGGCAAGCATGAGGATAAAGGATAGAAAGTACGGATGACTAATGTTCCGAATACAAGAAAGCTGACTGAGAAACAGACAGCGTTAGTTGACACCATTGTAGCAAACGGGTGTACGATAGCTAAGGCAGCAGAGCTAGCTGGATATAGTAGCGGTGAGTCTGGAAGAGTAACTGCAACCAAGACGATGAAGCTACCACATGTGCAACAGTATCTGATGCAAAGGATGAACGAGGAATTCGGGCTAAGTGCTACCTTGGCTGCTGGGACGGTGAGAAGGCTGGCTATGGGCGCTAAGTCTGAGTACGTTCAGCTAGAGGCTAGCAAGGATTTACTGGACCGAGCAGGGTACAAGCCGATAGACAGGTCACAGGTACAGGTTGCTGGTGACATAAAGGTGTCAATAGATCTTGGCTAGGTAAACGCGTTGCAGAACGGTTGACAGACGGGGTAGGGGGTTAAAAAGTGGCAGTAGTATGTTAGCTAGTGGTCCCTCACTCTAGTGATAGTTAAAAAAGGCTCGCCTCTACAAATATTTTTCTGGTATAGGGTACGATTATGAAGACAGCGGCTTGGACAAGGAAAGAGGGTAAGAACCCGAAGGGTGGCTTAAACGCAAAGGGCCGTGCCTCTTATAAGAAGGGGACGTTGAAGGCTCCTGTTAAGAGCGGTGACAATCCCAGACGGGCTTCGTTCTTGGCTAGGATGGGCGGCATGAAGGGGCCTGAGCGTGATGCCAAGGGCAAACCCACTCGTCTTCTTCTCAGCTTAAAGGCATGGGGCGCTTCGTCCAAAGCTGATGCAAAGAAAAAGGCTGCTGCCATTAGCGCCCGTAACAAATCGAAGAAAGGTTAATTGAATGGCTTTTTACACAACGGATGGTGAGCTTTACACTGGCGACAGTCATGTTCTCGCGGGTACTAATTACAGCGGAAGAACTCACACCCCTACGTCGAGACGTTTAGTTGAGGGCGAAGAGCCTGTCCGAGCGCGGAAGTCTGACGGAAAGCTGTTGGGTGATGACCCTTCAACGCCAGATGTTAACGAGGCTTTTTCTAAGCCTAAGAAGAAGCCAGTAAAGGTGAAGAAGAAGTGAGCTTTATAAGCACCTTAAAGCCAATGGAGCTACAGTTGCTTCGTGGTATCGTTCGGAAGACTGAGTTTGCTTATGTTGAGGCTAAGCACGGCAAGTCATTTGTTACAGATCAAGAGTGTGACAAGCTGATTGAAAGCATTGGCCCCGAAGTTGTTGAGCGTATGATTAAGTTTGGTGTAGATAAGGGACTACGATAATGAGCCTGTATAAAAACATGAACGCGCGTAAGAAAAAAGGCATTAGTCGCTCTAAGAAGAACTCTACAATTAGCGACAGAGCCTACAAGAATATGAAAGCTGGCTTCCCAAAGAAGAAAAGCTTATTGAAGAAGAATGGTTAACTTCAAATACAAGCCAGATGGTGATGTCCTCAAGGGCTTTATGAAAGACGATACTTTCTTTCGTGGCATAAGAGGCCCCGTTGGCTCTGGAAAATCTGTTGCTTGCTGTGTCGAAGTATTCCGCCGCGCCTTACAACAAGAAAAATCTCCTGATGGAACTCGCAAGAGTAGGTGGGCGATCATAAGAAACACGAACCCACAGCTTAGAACCACGACAATTAAGACTTGGCTTGACTGGTTTCCCGAAGCTGATTGGGGAAGGTTCACTTGGTCCGTTCCATACACCCACAATATTAAGAAAGGCGACATTGAACTTGAGGTTCTATTCCTTGCTCTTGACCGACCGGAAGATGTCAAGAAACTCTTATCTTTGGAGCTTACTGGTATCTGGATTAACGAGGCACGTGAAATACCTAAGAGTATTATTGATGCCTGTACTATGCGTGTGGGTCGTTATCCTTCTATGCGTGATGGTGGTCCTTCTTGGACTGGCGTTATTGCCGATACCAACGCTCCTGAAGAAGATCACTGGTGGCCTATTATGTCTGGAGAAGTACCAATCCCAGATCATATACCGCGTGAGCAAGCTAAGATGCTGGTCAAACCAGATAACTGGCGTTTCTATACGCAGCCCCCTGGCATGGTCGAAAAAAAATCGACAGAAGGTGAGATAGAAGACTACGTTCCCAGCAAGGACGCTGAGAACCAAAAGAATATGATGAAGAGTTACTACCCTAATCTAGTACAGGGTAAAACTAAGTCTTGGATTGATGTCTATGTTATGAATAGACTAGGTCATATCCAAGAAGGAAAGCCTGTATATCCAATGTTTGCTGCCGAAGTTCATGTTGCAAAAGAAGAGATACCAGTTGCGGCTAATATTCCTTTATATGTTGGCGTAGACTTTGGATTAACCCCAGCGGCAGTTATTGGTCAGAAGGTTCGAGGCAGATGGTTCGTTCAGTCAGAGATTGTTGCAGTAGATATGGGCATTGTGCGCTTCTCAGAAGTGCTAAGACAAGAATTAGCGACTAGGTTCGCTGCTGCCGGGGAAGTCATAATATATGGCGACCCGTCAGGTGATTTCCGCGCGCAAACTGATGAGTCAACTCCCTTTCACATCATGCGCGGAGCTGGCTTGAGGGCTTTTCCAGCACCCTCCAACTCTGTTGACCTTCGACTTGAGGCGGTTTCCTCCCAGTTGACGAAGATGGTTGAAGGTAAGCCAGCAATATTAATTGATCGACGCTGTCCACAGTTGATTAAAGGCTTCGAGGGCGGTTACGCCTACAAAAGGATGCAAGTATCTGGCGAAAGATTTGACGACAAGCCTGATAAGAATATGTTTTCACACGTTCATGATGCAGCGCAGTACCTTTTCCTTGGGGCTGGGGAGGGTAGGGCGCTAATGAATAATCAAAAACCCTCAGCGACTGTAGTGGCTGGACGTTCATTTGATGTCTTTGCTAAGAAGAGACCAGAACGCCGACAGGGTCTTTGGTCCAGAATGTAATTGTGCGTTGATTTTATTTTGATTCTGTGAATATGCAGGGACAAAGACAAGGAGAGTTTATATGTGCTTTAATAGTGGTAGGCGCGCACCTGATCCAAACGCAGCGACAATAGAAGCAGAACAGGCTAAGCAGAAAGTTGCGGCTGAAGAGGCCAAGGCAGCAGCGGAAGCAACGGCCTTAGAGCAACAAAAAATTGCGATTGAAACGGCTCAAGCGGAAGCTGTTAGCGTTTACAAAGCTGAACAGGAAGCTAAGCGACAAGTTGAGCTCGATAAAGAAGTGGAAACACAAGCCCTCTTAGCAAAAGAAGCTGCGGATAAAAAGGTTTTAGACGATGAGGCAGCCGCAGCAGCGGCAGACGTAGCGGCTAAGTTATCAAAAGAAGAGCAAGCTGCCGCCGCACAAGAGCGAAAAGAAGAACGCGAAGCAACAATGGCGCTCATAGCCTCTCTTGAAGAAAACCAAAAAAGTCTAATTAAAATGCAGCAGACTTACATGACTAAGCAAACTGAAGAAGCAGAGGCGGAAAAAGAAGTTGGTCCCGTTTTAAGCACAGCAGCCGAGCGTCAGAAAAGAATTTCAAAATTTGGATCAATAGCAACAAGAGGTCGCGCTTCTCGTCGTTCTGGTTCACGCAGTCGCCGCAGTTTGATTACAGGACTTGGTGGTGGCATTGGTTATTATGATAGGTTTGCAAACTAATGGATAATGTAGCGCAGAAGTACATGAAGCTGTACGACTCGGCAAAAGCAAAGCGTGAAAACTTTGTTCCGCTGTTCGACGAGTGTTATGAGTATGCGCTACCACAGCGCGAATCTTTTTATTATGAAGCAACTGGACAACGACGAGATGATCGAATCTTCGATGAAACAGCCGTAGTTGGCGTTCAAGAATTTGCGTCAAGATTGCAATCTGGACTTGTACCAAACTTTGCTAGATGGGCCGATTTAACTTCTGGCTCTGAAATACCTAAGAATGAGCGTGACTCGGTTAACAATGATCTTGATGATGTAACTGATTATGTCTTCGAGGTTATACAAAACTCTAACTTCTCACAGGAAGTTCACGAATCCTTTATGGATTTAGCAGTCGGAACAGGGGTGTTGGTTTGTGAAGAGGGGGATTCAATTAATCCAATTAACTTCTCAGCAATTCCTTTGCCGCATGTTGTTTTGGATACCGGCCCTGACGATAAGATTGATCACGTTTTCCGTGAGCGAAAGAACATTAAGTTTGGTCAGATCATGGTTCTTTACCCAAAAGCAAAGATGCCGCCCGACTTAATGAACCAAGTTCAAAGCTCTCCAGAGAATACAACTACCATTCTTGAGATTGTTTGTCGTGATTACAGCAAGTTAAATGAAGAAGCCTACCTTAGCTATGCTATCTGTATGACCACCAAATGCGTGATCTATACAAAAGAGATGAAGGGTATTGGCTCCAATCCGTTTATTTGCTTCCGTTGGTCAAAGTGTGCGGGTGAAGTCTATGGACGTGGTCCATTAATTAACGCACTGTCTGCAATTAAGACCACTAATCTTACCATTGAGTTAATCCTTGAGAACGCACAGATGGCGATCTCTGGAATTTACCAGATGGAAGATGACGGGGTTATAAACCCAGATACAATTAATCTCGTTCCGGGTACGATCATACCTAAAGCAATGGGCTCTTCGGGTTTGCAGCCAATACAGGCAGCGGGAAGTTTCGATGTAGCCCAGTTAATACTTTCAGACATGCGCCTAAATATTAAACGGGCATTGTATAACGATATGCTTGGCAATCCAGATCGCACCCCAGCCTCTGCTACAGAGGTCGCGGAACGCATGGCTGATCTTTCTCGTCGCGTTGGCTCAGCGTTTGGCAGACTGCAAGCTGAGCTAGTCCAGCCAGTATTGCAGCGTGTAATCTATATTTTAAAGAAGCAAGGTCGGATTGATATACCTACAGTTAACGGTCGTGAAGTTAAGGTTCGATCAGTATCTCCACTAGCACAGGCTCAAGCAAACTCTGATATTACATCCATTTCACGCTTTATGGAACTAGCTCAATCGGCGTTTGGCCCAGAGCTAACACAGGTATTAGTTAACTCAGAAGAGGCGGCTGCATACCTTGCGAAAAAATTTGGTGTACCAGACAACTTGATTCGTGACGAATCAGAGCGTAAAGAAATAGTTGCAATGATGCAGCAAATGTCACAACAGCAACAAGCTGGGATGGAGGCTGCACCACAACCGTTGGAGTAGCGCTTGGAAAAAGCAAAGGTTCACGTGGGCGTTGACGGTGTTCAACGCTCATTACAAGGCGATAGAGAAATCAGCCTTAATATTGCAGAAGTATTTGGGTCTCCGTCTGGTAAGGCCGTACTAAAATACTTGCGGTCTATCACCATTGAAATGGTAAATGGCCCAAATGTATCAACAGAAGAGTTACGACATTTAGAAGGCCAGCGTTATCTCGTTGGCCTTATTGAATCTCGTATTAACCATTCGCATAAGGTAAAAAACAATGTCTGAACAAACCACACTTCTTGACCAAGCGGCTGAAGCCGAGCCTCAAACCGATACGCAAGTTGACGTAACGGAAAGCACAGATGCCCAACCAGAAGTAGAAGCTCAAGCTAGTGAAGAGTTGCTTGCTGGAAAATACAAAACGGCAGAAGATCTTGAAAGCGCTTACAAAAGTCTTGAGTCTAAGATTGGTGAGAAAGAAGATGCTATTCGTGATCGGCTAAAGGAAGAAATGAGCCAGCCAAAAGAAGGCGTTCCAGCAACATCTGGCGAATATGAGTTGCCTGATTTTGTTGAAGAGGAAGAAGCTCTTGCCAGTGACGCATTAAAAGAATGGGCAGATCATTGTCTTGAAAGCGGGTACAATCAAGAAGAGTTTCAAAGAGGCCTTGAGTTGTATATGAACGCTTTGCCACCGCAGCCTAACCTTAAAGAAGAAGCCAAGCAACTTGGTGAAAACGCAGGGTCTAGAATTGAAGCTGCGTCTTTGTTTGCTAATAAATTCTTTCCAGAAGATGCAATGCCAGCAATCGAGCGGATGTGCGAAGGGGCTGACGGGATACTTGCCCTCGAAGCAATTATGAATGCTATGAAAGAACCATCTATGAATGTAGAAACTGGAACAGCAGATGCACTAACAGAAGCGTCATTGAATGAAATGATGCGAGATGAAAGGTACTGGAATCCTCGCGTAAGAGATGACAACTACGTTAAACAAGTTCAGTCTGGATTTAAGAAACTTTATGGATGATGTAAAAATAATGCAGCGGGGCAAGTTTTATTTGACCCCGTTGCGATATGACCATGTAGAAGAGATATGCTTTAACCTTCCGCCAGAAGGCTTGCGTGATATTTACTCCTTAGGCTATGACAGTCCAAAGGAAGCTATCTTAGAAATGATGGAGATCTCAGAGGTTTATGTAGTAAAGAGCAAGGACGGCCCAATACTTTGCGTAACGGGTTTAGCCTTTGATTCTACAATAGAATTACCTCAGTTCTTTTGCGTGTTCACCAATGAGGTCAAGAAAAATCTTAGATTATTGGTAATAGGCTCTCGAATGATAATTGGGTTCTTTGATAAAACACACCCATGGCTTTGCATGTCTATATTATCTGACTTTCCAATAATGCTTAATTGGGCTGCGTCTCTTGGCTTTGAGGCTGTAGGCATTTCTGAACGCCGTGATCACAAATATGTTGAATTTGTGCGTTGCAATCCAATGGAAAAAAGTGTTTCACATAAATTATCAAGGCCCGTAATGCACTGAGAAGCCCGAAAGGATACCTTCGTTGAGGATGTTGAGCGGATACCCAAGATGCAAAACTAAATGAACTCAAACAAAGGACTGTTCAAATGGCTAACACAATTGACGTAGCATTTATCAAACAGTTTGAAACCGATGTGCATCTTGCTTATCAGCGCATGGGTTCCAAACTCCGCAATACAATTCGGACTACAAACACTTCCGCTTCTGTATCTCGCTTTCAGAAGATTGGCACAGGTGCGGCTTCCACAAAATCACGCAATGGTAACGTGAGCACTATGGAATTGGCGCACACCACAGTTGAAGCAACAATGGCTGACTTCTACGCTGCTGAGTACATCGACAAGCTCGACGAGTTGAAGATGAATATCAATGAGCGTCAGGCCGTTGCTGAATCAGCCGCTTCTGCATTGGGTCGCAAGACCGATGAAATCATTGTCACTGCAATGGATGCGGGTGCAAACTCAACTCAAATCGCTGACACAACTGGCGCACTGGGTAAAGCTGACTTGCTTACATTGTTCCAAACTTTTGGCGCAGCTGACATTCCAGAAGACGGGCAGCGTTATCTTGCTATGTCCCCTGCTGGCTTTGCTGACTTGTTCAACATTAACGAGTTTGCTTCTTCGGACTATGTAGGTCCACAGCAACTTCCGTTTGCTGGCGGCATGACAATGAAAGAATTCTTGGGCTTCAAGATTTTCTCAACGTCTGCTGTAGCTGGTGGCAAAAACTTTGCTTACCACATGCGAGCAGTTGGCTTGGGTGTTAACGCTGACGTTAAGACCGAAGTAAACTACGTACCTGAGAAGGTTGCACACCTTGCCACATCAATGATGTCAATGGGTTCTGTTGTTATTGATGACAACGGTGTCTACGAAGTTCTGGACAACAACTAAATTGATCGGGGGGAGAAAGCTCCCCCCTTTCTATCTGTTCGGAGGATTTACATGGCTGTTCTTAGCACTTCTGCTAACACCCCGATTGACGTATCTAGTCGAGCTCTCATCTTAATTGGTGCAGAGCCCATTACTTCTTTTGAGGATGGAACAAATGAATCATTAGTTGCAGCCAACATGTATGAGGATGTAGCTCGATCATCATTAGTAAACTGTCGTTGGCGGTTTGCTACTAATCAATCAGTTCTCAACAGGTTATCTGAAAAACCTACTGGTCGGTATGATGCCGCATATCAAGTTCCATCTGACTCCCTAATGCTTCATGCGGTTACTGTTAATGATTTTAACATTGAGTATCAGACTTATGGCAACAAAATATTTTGCGATACAAGTAATACCTCAGAGGTAGTTCTTGATTATACCTTTAGGGCCAGTGAACAGGACTGGCCTTCTTATTTTGTAATGGCAGTTCAGTTTGAGTTGGCTTCTATCTTTGCTTCTTCCTTAGCCCAAGATGCTAGCTTAGCTCAGCTAATGGGTCAGCAAGCACAAATTACAATGATGCGAGCTAGAACTTTAGACTCACAGCAGCAAACAACTCGCAAACTATCAACATCAAGGTTTATTGCTGAAAGGCGCAGCTAATGCAGAAGGTACGAGTCCCAGTAACTAACTTCTCTTATGGAGAGGTTAGCCCATCTTTGTACTCCCGTACCGACTCAGCGGTTTACACGGGTTCAGCGCAGCGTATTGAAAACTTCTTTCTTCGCGCAGAGGGTGGTGTCATTAAAAGGGCTGGCCTTAGAGCAGTTTACAGAAATGACATTGTTATAGACTCTACAAAGACACAGCAATCACGGCTGTTGCCTTTTATATTTTCCGATGACGAGCGTTATGTAGTTTCCCTTGAGCATCAGAAGATAAAGTTTTTCTTTATTGACCCAATAACTGGCGTGTTAAATTTAGTTAGCACTCTGACTCAAGACATTAATGGCAACGCTTTAAAATTTACTGATACGTTTTTGCATGAGTACACGTTTGCTCAAGCTGGTGACGTTATGTTTATTTGTCATCTTACATTTGCGCCTCAGCAAATTGTTCGTACAGGGCTTAGCACATTCCAAGTGGAGCCTTTTGTTTTTGACGCTAGGTCTGATTTAACTAAAATATATCAACCTTATTATAATTTTCATCGTCAAGGAACTACGCTAGAGGTATCTGCCACTCAGGGTAATGGTGTTACCTTGACAACCTCAGACGCATATTTCGACACGACTGGGCTTCATGACGGAATTACTCTTCGCTATCATGGGGCTGAAATTGAAATAGTATCAGTTCAAAGTACAACATCAGCGACTGCAAATATTCTTGACATATTAACAGTTAGATTGCCCGTTAACTCCCTTAGTACAACCGAAGGTCAGGCAGATATTGAAGTTACAATGGTCAAGCATGGCCTGTCTGTTAATGATTCGATTACTGTTTCTCATGCTGGTACTGTAGGGGGCATTGCAAATAGTCAAATAAATGGCACGAGAACTGTAGCTGAAATTGTAGACGATAATAAGTTTGTTATGACTGCGGGTTCAAATGCTAATTCTTCTGAAATTGGCGGTGGAACTCCAAAGATTACAACGAAAGCACCAACAACTTCTTGGGAAGAGCAGTCATATTCTGCACTTAGAGGCTTTCCGGGTGCGGTTACTTTTCATCAAAACCGTTTAGTTTTTGGCGGAACTTTGTCTCAACCAGATTCAATGTGGTTTAGCAAAAGTGGAGAGTATTATAACTTTGATGTTGGCGTTGCAAAGGATGACGAAGCTATTCATGTGACTGCAAGCGTTGGTGAGATAAATCAGATACGTCACTTAGTTTCCAATCGTGACCTACAGGTTTTTACAGCGACTTCTGAAATGTACATTCCTGCTTTCAGCAACCAGCCAATTACGCCAACAAACATTATTGTTCGGAGGCAAACTCCATTTGGCTGTGATTTTGTTCGACCTCAAGCGCTAGACGGTGCTACTTTGTTTGTTCAAAAGGGTGGAGCTATTGTTAGAGAGTACGTTTTTGCTGATACGGAAGCTGCGTATGTTGCAAACCCAATTTCTCTTATTTCTTCCCATCTTATAAAAACACCCATTGAAATGAACACAATGTATGGAGCTATGAGCCGCTCAGAAAGCTATGTGTTTGTTACAAATTACAATGGAACTGTTTCGGTCTTTAACTCTAATCGAGGTGAAGATCGCGCTGGATGGACAGAGTTTACAACTCAAGGCTTCTTTAACTCTACTGTAACCATTGATGACCGTGTATTCGCCAGCGTGATATACGATCAGGGTGATAATGTTGAAGTGTTTGCTATATGTGAGTTTGACGAAGCATATAATACAGATGTTTCTAGCGTATACACTGGAACAGGCGGTGTCTTCGATGTATCTGATTTTTACGAAAACGGTGCAGTTCTTAATGTTGTAGATGGAAACAATTACGTTGGTGAGTTTACAGTTGCTAACGGAGAAATAGATGTATCTGCCATTGATCCAAATCTAACTGAGGTAGAGATCGGCTTAAAGTTTGATGTAACCTTAACAACAAACCCCTTAGACATTGCTACTGGCGCTGGTCCTGTAACTGGCTCACCTCGACGTATAGGTAGTGTAGTAGTTGATCTTAATAACACGCTGTCTGCTACAGTAAACGGCGCTAACTTAGTATTAAGAAATGTAACTGATGACCTTTCATTGCAAGTCAACTCTTTTACAGGCAAGAAAGAGTTCCGTCTAATGGGTTACAGTAGAGACCCACAAATTACAGTAACACAATCTGCCCCACTTGCCTTGCAAGTTAATGGTATAGTAGCGGAGTTAACCTTCTAATGGGACTACCAATTTTCTTAGCAGCTACGTCTACGTTTCTTGGGATGTCTGCATCTAATAAAGCAGCCAGAGCTCAGCAACTTCAATCAGAGCGGCAAGCTAGGCAGATGGAAATTGATCGCAAGCTAGCAGAAGCTCAAGCTATCGAGATTCAGAATCAACGTATTTATGAATACGATTATGCAAGATCGTCAAATAATGCTCAGTTTTCTTTTCAACTTGGCGGGGGTGAAAGCTCTAGTCTTGATGCGTATAGAAAAAATCAAGAGCTAACTATGAGTGCCGATGTAGCTACAAGCCAAAGACAAGCGGGTCTGGAAAGTAGCAGCAGAAGTGTTGCGGCTATGATCGAGCGTCAGCGTGGATCAAGCGCCCGTTCTGTTGCTCAAATCAACAATATGTCTAGACTTTTTGAGCTGGGCTCACAAGTAGC